GGATCCTGGTATGTCCCCCCTATCTTACCCCCTACAGTCCAAACTACTTCCGCACTTACAGCATCGTAACCATCTTTTTCAATGGCTTCTAACCCCTTGGGGGTAAATTCATACTCTGTTGCATATAAACCTGGTCCTCTGGGACCATCAGGTAGATACTCTACGTTAGTAATCGTTCCGACTTTGCCACCTGTGTCAGCATGGTCTAGATTGATAGGAAGCTTAAATCTGGGGAGACCGCCAGCAAAGTTGCCTGCCATTTCCACCAGACGTTTTTCTGTCACTTCTAGTTTTCTCGATCCTCTGTACCACGTACCGCGTGGGAGAATCCTTATTGGTGTTCCTTGTTCAAACTGTGCAAATGGTTCAAATGCCAGCTTGAATGAAACATATCCTTGATTGTCTGGCATACCTCGCCCTCCAATATAAACAAAAAACCCGCAAAAGCGGGTCGGCATACCGCGGGCCTCTACATCAGGCTCCGACTACGAATATTATAACATGCTTTTTATAGTATAGATCAAATCATATGATGCCCTTATATTGTGAATGCCCTTATATTGTGAATGCTACAGGATAGTTCTGGTGCAGTGTGTTTGTGATGTAGTCATCAGCGTCAGCAGCTGCTGAAGCAGCCGCCTCGTTAGCAGTGTACATTTCCTGAAGCTGTGCCAAAGCCCATCCAGTCACAGGTGAGGGCTGTGTGCCAATGTTATCTGCGAGTAACTGCTTGTAAGCTGTGACCTTAGCGCCTGTGTTTGTCTTAGCCATAACCACGGCTAGTTCATCAGCAGGCACACAAAAGGTTTTATTGCGTGCTGGCACTGTTGCCCAGCTTCCCGACTCTACTTCATATTCTGCCGTGATCTGGTGATCCACCATGCCGCTTCCATCGTTTCGGGCGGCGGGTGCTGGGAATAAACTACAGCGAAAATTCATGATTCATTTCCTATTGAATTACCATGTCAATCTGCTTCGCACCGTTTCGACCAGAACCGCTTCATTCCCGATCTAGCTCCCCTACTGTCTGCCATCTCTCACCGCCTATTAGGTATTATCTTGTATCTAAAACGATATGCTTTATTGTAGCATGGTTTAGATTGTCTACGGTCTGGTCCAGCCTTCCCCATCATTTACTAGGATCGAGCACCTACAGTTTCCTCTGCATATAGTGCCATCAGCAGGGGCCACCCCTTCCGTAATGGATAGCATGGCATCATATGATTCATACTCCCGCTCTCCAAACTCCAGGCATGATTCACAATGATCAGCTCTGGAATCTCTGGCCCAGTAAACCGGACTCTCAATCTGCTTAGAGTATTCTCCTGTAGCAGCATTGATCCCCGCCCACACCTGGCCAGCATAGGATTCAACCCGAGCCTGCATTGGGAGTAGCAGGGCAACAAACGCACTTGATTTAACTACGTTAGTTGGGTCTGCGAAAAACTCTCCCAGCCGTTGTTTTATTGCTGGCACCAGGCTGTTATTTACATAGCCCTCATTTGTTCCCATGTGCAAGCCAGCAATAGACAACAGCCTGGAGTCCGGCTCAACTTTCCTCAAGCCCTCAGCCACCCCGTCAAATATATATTCTCTGCCCAGGAAAACCATGTCGTCAGCAAACTGGTCCACCATGGCCAATACTACTTCCTCTCTTATTTCCGGTCCTGCAGTGTCGAGGGCGTTGGCTGTTTCTCCTACAAACTCTTCCCACAAATCCCCCAAATCCTGCTGGTAGCTGTTAGCCAGCTGCTCCCATACTACGGGCTCTCCTGGTTGCTTACGACGTAGGGCTGTAAACTTCTCTGCTAAGTAGGAGTTGAAGGTTGTACCTTTGCCCTTAGCTGCAGTCTTTCCCCCCACCAACTTTGTTTTCGTTGCGGGGTTTCTTACAGGCTTATGTCTTCGAACACGGCTTGTAGAGAGCCGTGCTGCTTTCTTAGCATCAGAATCCTCGTTGGTTTTACCAACATCCTCCCCAGTACTTAACTCGCCCATAGCTGCCTGCTGATCTTTGATCTCTTGCATCTTTGCTTCATGGTACTCTGGAACCTGAGATAGCAGTAGTCCCGCATCTGGGTCCTCTCTTTGAGGAAGATCCAGCATCTTTCTAACCGCTCTGTCTGTACCCTGGTCAGGCAGTAGTACACCAGACCCAACGGCCAGAGTAATAGCATTCATTACCTTCTCGGGATCTATGTCCTGAGTTGGGGCTGCATAGAATTGTGGCAGGTGGTCCAACTCAAAGGTGTTATATGAGAATAGCCTAGGAACAATATATCTGTTTAGAACATCTGCTACAACAGTGATCCAGCCGTTTATGGCTTCACTGAACAGGTCTGTAAGTTCGATGGCCAGGGACTGGGTTCCGTATTCTGTAAGCCCCAAGAAAATAAACTGCGCCATCAGTGTTTGGGATATCTGCTGGTTGTACCGAGAAATTGCTCGGTTGAAATCTACAACACCCTTAGCAGGGGAGAGACCAACTCAAACAAAACACCTCTACCATCTTGCCCGAGTTTCTGGTAAGGGAAAACTATACCTGCTTGTTCATCTGAACGCACATCCCTTACAACCTGCTTGGCAAAATCAAAGTCTGAGTTTGTTCCTTGTTTTACTGTTCCCTCTCCCAGGTATATAACAGGCAGGCCTCCACCCATTCTTTCGGCACTTATGCCCTCTATCTCAGCAAAGTTCTTTGCGTAGTACCAGGCCATGTATGCTGAGCGCAAAGCGCTTCTGCCCTGCGGATTATTCTTTGCTGCAGTTGTTCTATATAAAATCATCTTCTCAATAGGGATAAACATCTCCGGTCTGGAGTAGTCGGCCTTCTGGAACATTCCTCGGATTCCGCCGTTGTCGTCAAACTTCCACTCGTGGCCCGGGCTCAAAGTATCCTGAGAACGAAACGCAAACTTTCTCCAGCCGATTCTGCCGTCGTCATACTCAGACGATGGCTTATTGTCTTTTCCTAGTCTTCTCTTGTAGCAGATCTCAAAGGGAGAGAACCCATAGCTCAGCATGCTCAGGGCCTGGGTTATGTGGTCGGAGAACGTATGGCTCATATCGTTCATACACTCTTCCAGGAACTGTCTTGCATCCAAATCGCCCTGCTCTGTTCCACCAGGAACAACAGACCACTCTGCTGATCTTATGTACATCTCCACAGCAAACATGGTGGCGCCTACAACAGGGTGGTCCAACATCTCTTTCACCAGGGGAACCATAGTCTGTAGGTTCTGCCACTTTCGGTTGTAGTCTTCTCTAACTGTTCCACCGAAGCGAGCAAGCCCCGTAACACCAAACTCACCCATTGGAGGGGATTTGCCTGCTGAACTTTTCGTTTCACCCTGCCCAGAAGCATAATCAGAAACCGCTCTATAGATTGTCTGGCGGCTTACTCCATACTCTTTGGCCAGGGCTGTTGCTCCCACTTCATCAAAATGCTCTGCTACCGATGCAGTCTGCTCACCTGACAATGCTTTTTTTCGACTCATTAAAACCTCCGCCGAGTGCTTGTACCAACAACCCATGATCTAGTTTTACCTGGTCCCCCGCTTCCCATCGCCCAGTTAGGGTCTCCGGTGGGACCATTCCAGACCTGTGGTTTCAGAAGGTCAGCAGCTCCGTATTCTACCGTTTTGTATTCTTGTCCTCTCACATACCATGCCAGGTTGAATGCATCGGCATCGTCAGGAGATCGACCAATACGATCTTTTATGTCTTTTTTAGGCTCTACAACACGCTTCCCCTGTGCATCATATTTGTAAGTAGCTGATAGCAGCTGGGAAACAACCATTTCCCGCTTTCGTTTTGGGATTCTAGAGAGGTCCATCATGCCTGCCTGCGCCCAGCTTGCAGCAGTGAACCATATTTCAGACCGCTTATTTTGATATTTTCTCGGGTCATATGGGGTTTCAGCAGCACCAATAACATGCATCTCTACGTTTCCAAAGGTGTCAAGATGGCGTTTCATACCGTCAGCAACACCAGCACCAACGTCACCGCCTGTTGAGTCTATCCGTAGAATAATTCTTATGGGAATATCGTTACCAAATATAGTAGGTTGACTAGCCAACATCCTCACAAGTCTGCCTACTGTTTCATCAGTACCTAACTTGCGCCAGGTGTCATGGCTAACAGCAACAGGCCCTCTCCTGCTATGTACGGATGTACTGTCATCTCCGAACCGAGCAACGTCAACCCCAATCTCCCAGGGCTCTCCAGGAACCCAGCTCATGTGTGCAGCTTCTGCCTCGTCAAGCCAACCAGTCTGCCAAACGTTATTTGTACCCTTGCTTGGGAACACTCCTAGCATACGTGCTTCCGCTAACGCAGATGGAGCATACCAAACATCGCTCTCCGGAGGAAACTCAAATGCTCCGTCCCGCTTCCAGGAATCTCGTTCCTCGGAATCTATAGGCTCCCCTAGATGCTCACACCAAAACTCGTTCTCTAGCTTATCCTCAACCCATGACAAAGACACGGCTCCAGGCACAACATCGGGAAGTCCTTTAAGTCCTGCTAATACATTAGGATGATCCAACGCACTGATCTGAAGCACATGCCAACGAGGATCTCGGGCAGCATCAAAGTAAGGTCCGCTGGTAACAACGGGGTTTCCAATAACGAGGAATTTGTTTCTGGTTCCAACAATAAGACCGTCTACAACGGCCCAGCGATCATCAGATACACCAGCGCCTTCATCAAACACGACGAGCAAGTCTTCAGCATGGGTACCCTGAAAAGCCTGCGATCCCATTTCATCACGACCTGAGCGTTTGCTGGGAGATCTTCCTACAGCATAGTGGCGGGGGTTGCCGGGGTCTTTTATCTGCGTTACCCCGGGGACAGGAGGCAGGGTACGCTGCGCTCTGATCTCGCCCCATAGTAGCTTCTCAACTTGGGGGAACGTAGGAGCAGTGGTTATAATAGTAGACTCGGGGAAGGAGTCATAGTACCAGTTTACAATACCGCCCACACCAAAGGTTTTTCCTACACCATGGGCGGCCATAACCAACACACGGTTGTGCTTTAGTAGTGCTCGGCCAATTTCTCTCTGCTGCTTGGTCCACCATACTCCAAGCACTTCTCTAGCATAGGCCCATGGATCAGTCTGGTATCTAAGGAGAACACCTTTCTCGTTAGTTACTGCTATCCTTCGTAGTCTCTCCACCCCCTGCGACAGGGATGCCTGCTTCGTTAAATAACTCATGTGCTAAATCTTTCCCCACTGTTGTAACAACATCATCAAAAGTAATAGCCTTGTCTTTTACCATATCAAGAATTTCTTTCTTCCAGTGTTCTATAGCATTTTCCTTGGATTTTCTAAGCGCCCATCTTTCTGGTCTGCTTCGTTCCAAAATCCATGCTGCCGCTGTCCAGGTTCGATTGCTCGCTTTCTTTATTGTAGCAAGTAATTCCACTTCCCCCAGAGCCTTTGCTTGTTCTACAGCCTGATAAAATTCAAAGTGATCGCCTTCTTTATCTTCTTTCCCCTGCCGAATCCAGCGGTAAAAGGTCGCTCGGGTAATACCTGCCGCCTGAGCAGCAACCATATCATAGTTGCCCTCTTTCAGGTACTCTATAATTATGTTCATTGTTGTTGGAGTAAGTTTTGATTTGCCCATTTGTTCTCCCTAAGCCATTATAACATTGATTTGTAACAGTGTTCCAAATGACGATGTTGTTTGACCAGCCTGTTTATTTGTAGTATAATGAGAACATCTAAATTGAATTGTTTGTCCTATCACACAGGAGGTATTATGCAGGATACCGAAGTAGTGGATACCCCCACTTATACAACCCAAAAAGCTTTCGTCGGCGAGAATCCCATGTCAGTGAAAGAAGCCATAATTATTGGCTGCGGCTCCATGGGAGAACGCCACGCCAGGAATCTTGAGAAGTTTGGTATGAAGATCGTTGCCTATGCTGATCCCTTGGCTCCTCCTGGGCCGATGATGTACAGAGATTCTCTGGAGTGTATCCACAAAGAATCAAATGAACGACTCGTTGTAGTATCCTCCCCAACCCACCTCCATGCTGAACATGCTATAGAAGCTATCTACAGCGGAGCACGCTGCCTCTATATAGAGAAACCAGTAACAGTAAACGAGGCAGACTCCATACACCTACGAGAAGCAGCGCTAAACAACAACATAAAAATTGTGGTTGGTTATAATTTCAGGTATCATAGAGGACTTAATAATCTTATAGATAGCACAATGCTTCCCAACTGCTGGTTGGGGGCTCTTGGGATAGATGATATATCTACCTGGCCTTCTTATAAGAAGTTTGGGAGAGATAGCTACTTATTCTCCGAAACGGGGGGAGTGTTGTGGACTAGCGCATCTCACGCAGTGGACATAGCAATAAATATCCAGGGAGAAGTGGGCGCTGTTATGGCAGCAAAGGTCGGGACTGATGCGGGTGTCATGCTCCGAATACACCATATTGGAGGAGGCATAAGTGTTCTCTTCAACAAGTGGGAGGAAGGACACAGCCCAGCAAGCCTGATAACATATTATTCCCCAGCAGATTCTATTGTAGCGGACTTGCTACCAACACAGCCCACGGATATGCACGAACAGCTTATGTACCACGCATTGGAGTATTTCAACAAAAACATCTTAGATCCTAAATTACCTATGCTTGCTACCGCTATTCATGGAGTGCAGGTATTAGTAGCAGCAGAGGAAAGCCTAGAAACAGGAGAAGGCGTAACTTTATGAAAAAAACAATCCATATAATAACTGAGGTAAGCGACAGCATAGGCAAAGGACACATTGTACGGATGTCCATTTTGTACGACTTATTTGCAAGCAGAGGGCATAGAGTAACGATACAGGCGGGGGAAGAGGGAGAAGTATTTTTAAAACAACGACTTCCGCTTAGATCTTCTTCTACTCATTTTACCAAACATATAGGAGACATTTCCGCTGATATTGTTATTGTAGATGTGATGAATAACTCGGATAATCTTCTTAGACGCTTGAAGAGAAACCCGCTAATACACAAGCTTGTAGTGATTGTAGGAGCTGGACATACCATAACTCCCATGACAAGATGGATAGCAGATCTTGTTATCTATCAAACAGCGGCTGACAATGCACTGATTGGTTGGGTGCCTGATGAATGTATTATTCAAGGCTTGGACTATCTTATTCTTAATCCAGGCTTCTCAAATATAGATACAAACAAAGAAAGAACAACCGACATTGTAACTTATTTTGGAGGAGGCATAGAACCAGAGTGGGAAAACAAGCTGCTGTCCGCACTTCAAAAAGAGAAGCTGTCAGTAAAAGTACTCAGCAATGCTAAATGGAGCATGCAGCCTTACGAAGTACTGCCTAGAGCACGCATATATTTAGGCTCTATGGGTATGATGGCATACGAAGCTATGGCATCCGGTACACTTCCGATTGTAGTGTGCAGAAGCTTGGATCACAATAAAGTTGCTAAGAAACTAGAAAGCATCAATATGATGAAAAACATGGGGCTTATAGAGGACCAATCAATAGAAAGGATCTTATCAGTAATAAACAATGAAATAGAAAACACAAAGAAAGAAACCATGCATGGTGGCAAGAGTCGAGTGGATGATGTACGTAGTCTGGTAGATGGAAAAGGCGCATTCAGGATAGCGGAGGCCATACTAAATGTCTGAACACAAGCAGCTGATGTCTGCGAAAAAGTTTGTTAGTCAGCTAGAGGAGGTGTGTGATTGGTACTCTGGGGTACCCTCAGGCCGCCTAAAAGCTATCTACAACGAAATTCCTTCTAGCAAGTACCACTTTGCCCCCAGAGAAGACCATGCTATGGCTATGGCATTCGGGGCTCGTATGGGAGGTAAACGGCCTTGCATACTTATGCAAAATAGCGGCGTGGGTTATATAGGAGATGTTGTGTGCGGCCTCTTTAATGCTTATCAGAAAGGATGCATCATTGTAGTGGACTGCATCGGAGAATTTCCTGATAAACCGCCCCAGCATAGGCAGTGGGGATATAGACGAACACATGCTGTGCTGATGGCACTAGGATTTCGGATAAGGGATCTGAAAAACAAGAATGACGCAGTAAAAATTGCTGGAGATATTGCTTGGCGACTTGACAAACCCGTTGCCTTGCTTGTGCGAGAAGGAACGATAAACCATGATTAGCAGAGGAGAGGCACTGAGCTGGGTAAGCAGCTTGCACCCTGGAGCATGCTGTGTTATAGGCAACGCAATCGCCAGGGATATGTTTGAAACAGCCGATGATCCCCGTAACCTATATCTGGTTCATGGCATGGGACAGACCCTGGCTGTTGCTATAGGGCTGTCTATGGCCCAGCCTGATAGAGATATTGTTGCAGTAGAAGGAGATGGGTCAGCAGTAATGGGATCAGCTATGTGGTCTATCCTGCACAGGTTCCCCAGAGTCTACTACTACGTGCTGGTAAACGGAGTGTACGAGACAACCGGAGGACAGCCTATTGTTCTTCCAGAATATGAACCTGAGAATGTGCTTACTGTAAATATTGCCCGAGGCAAGATTTCTCGACCAAAAGACACTGCCCCCAGAGCAATAGAGACAGACCTGGGATTTTTGTGTCCATTGAGGATAGGAGCGAGGTTTGAAAAATGGCTGGAACAATAGAATGGATCGCTGAAGTAGGAAGCTCTCACAAAGGAAACCAGGCGCTTGCTTATCGTACTGTAGATGCATTTGCTGAAGCAGGGGCTACGGTAATTAAGTTTCAGGCAGGACGCTCTAGCAGGGATCCTATTAGATATGCGGACCCGTTTTTGCCTGATATGTTTGAGTTGTGTGAGGAACTTGGAGTGGAGTTTCTGGCCAGCTGTTGGTCCAATGCTGGGCTAAAGCTTTGTGAAAAGTTGGGTATGAAGCGTAGGAAAATTGCTAACCAGCAGGTGAATCTTACAAGTGCTTTCTTTTTGAATACGCTTTATTCTGGAGTAGAAACGTTGGTTTCTGTGGACCATTTGAACAGAAACCACATGCTAGCTAAGAAAATGCTTGACTATCTAGAAAATATAAAATGGCTACTTGTATCTCCTTACTATCCAACTTACCAATCAGACATGCGAGCTCCAATAAATATAGATGGATATGATGGTTACAGCAGTCATATCCCTGGAATAGCTGCCCCTCTGTGGGCTGTAGCCCATGGTGCGAAAATTATTGAATGCCATGTTACGTTGGGTCCAACCGATGAGTCTATCAAGGACAACCAGTTTGCGCTTACACCAGACCAATTTGAAAGCATGGTAAAAACAGGAAACAGCATGAGTAGGTTAGGAGCAGTGAAATGAAGTTATCACATCATGTATCGGCATCATGGAGGGATTTTCTGAGTATTGGCATTACTACATTCTTTGGAAGAGGCTTCTGTTCTATTGTAGTCTTCCTTGGGCCCGTCACCTATACAATACTAATGGTAGATGCTGATGACTAAAACAGTAGCGTTGCTTGGAGGAGGTAAAGACAGCCTGGCCATCCACAGAAGAATACAAGAGATGGGCTTGAACACTGTTGTGTTTGATCAGGATGAAGCAGCGCCTGCCAAAGCATTTGCTAACAAGTTTGTTAATCTTTCCTGCTATCATCCGTGGCCTATTTTGGAGTATCTTAAAACACTTCCAGAAGTAGAAATAGACGCTGTGCTCTGTGCTGGTACAGATTGTCCTGACACAATGGCATTAGTTGCACTCAGTAGAAGCCTGGTTGGTCCAAGTGTTTATACAGCTCACCTAAGCATGAATAAAGAGGAGCAGAAAATACAGTTTAATGAAAATGAAGTAAACACGCCTCCTTGGATAAGCGGAAACGAAATAAAAAGGGAAACCACAGCGCATGTTTCTGTCGTAGTAAAACCAGCAACAAACCGCGGGTCTAGAGGTATACTAAGAGTTATGCCGGGAGAAGAATTGTGGCCAGCAGTAGAGTATGCTAGAGCACATGATCCAAGAGAACAGGTGATTGTAGAAGAGTGGGTTTATGGCACACAGCTATCATCGGAAAGCCTGGTGCAGGACGGAAAGATCTTCTACACTGCCTTTTCAGAGAGAAACTACTCCAATCTGGATGGAACGTTTCCCTATGTTATAGAGGACGGGGCAGACATGCCTCCAGCTGTCTACCTTATTTATGAGAAAGACTATGTAAAAGCAGCAGAGGAGCAGCTTCAAAAGTGTGTAGATGCTATAGGTTTGAAAACAGGAACGATAAAAGGAGACCTTATTTGGGACAGAAGAAAAATATGGGTTGTGGAGGTGGCTTGCAGGCTATCAGGAGGATCGCTCTGCTCTGTACATATACCGAAGGTATGGGGAGTAGATTTTGTTGGAGCAGCTACAAGGCTTGCTCTAGGTGAACGTCTGTATCCTGGAGAGCTTATGCCTAGCTGTCGACAGTATATGTGTCAGCGGTTTGTAATACCACCGGGCGTAACGTGTCATCCTGAACGTGGTCCAGGTTTTACGTCTTTTGGACACACACGAAAGCACGCCCAAGAAGACGCAATGAGACGAGTAGACGAGTATAAAGAGATGCTAGAGGAGGCAGAGGATGCAGGGAAAAGGGGCAATGACCTGGAAGCTTAGGGACTGGAAGAACGGCGATCCAGAAGCTCAGCTTAACCACGCACTAGAACTAGGACTTACAAACGTATGTGTAAAGATCAACGATGGACGAAGTGAACGTTGGGAGGGAACAAGACTAAGACAAAACGCCGATCTGCTGCCTGCTATGGCAGCCACCTTTGCCGGTAAGGGTGTAGAGCTTACAGCATGGGGCTGGACCTATGGTTGCTGGAACCCCTGGGGTGTGGTTATCCCTAAGCCAAATATAGCTAGAGCTGAAGCAGATCTGGCCATGAATCTCTGTAAACTATATGGGATGAAAGAGTACTACATAGATGCAGAGACGCAGTACAATCGATCTAGCATGGATAGCAGTGCTCTCGCATTTGCCGAGTCAACCAGTGAGCACGGACCCAACATACGCCAGGGGCTGTGCAGCTACAGGTTCCCTAAGACTTATCAACGTAACTTCCCTGTGGAACAGTTTGCTCCATTCATGGAGTTCTGGTGCCCACAGGTTTACTTCTTGCTAGATAATCGTGAGAAGGGCGGGGCGTACCAGATAGAGGCCAGTTATGAAGAGTATATGAAGATTCGATATTTGCCGTTTATACCAGTGCTGCCTACCTATGCACATGGAACATGGAGAGCATCGGGGAAACAAATCACACTTGCTTATCAAAAAGCATTTGACTGGGGTTGTGAGGGTGTTAGTGTTTGGGCCATTGAACAAGCAAGTGCCACACAGCTGGCAGCAATAGCTTCTTTTGATTGGCCAGGCGCTGGTCCAACACCAGATCCGGATCCAGGCCCTGGGCCTGAGTTAGAGACACTCCGGTTTGATGTATACGGCCATAGTTTAAGTTACGAAGTTAATAGCACATCCTAAGGAGACCTAAAATGACCTGTGCAATTTGTTCAGCCGCTCGGGGAGAGTCTACAGAGTCGAAGAATGTAGGCAGGGTAAAATTTATAGCAGGGGCACTGGAGTGTTCCGCAGAGGTGGAAATGTGTACAAAGTGTGGGTATACTTTTCTTGATCCTCCTATATCAGAACATATACTAAATAGCTACTATGTACACCAAAGCAGATGGCCATCAGAAACCGTGGCTTACAAAA